CGGGTTGAGTATTCTTCCTCATGATGGAGGGTCGTATAAACAATCTCCCTTCGAGGATTGCACAGAAGAAATATACCAAAATTTGGTGACGGACCTAGAAAAAATCGATTTATCTCATGTAGTAGAACATGAAGATAATACTAATCTTGCCGGCGAATTAGCTTGCGCCGGCGGTGCATGTGAAATTAAATAGGAGGAAACATGAATAATTTAAAGCTAGTGGATGATGGTTTAACTCAAGAAGAGGAAAGGGATCAGTATGTTGTTAAGTATCTTAAATCAATGTTAGCGATTGAAGAGGCAATCGAACCATATAAAGAACAGAAAAAAGATCTCCGAAAGGAATATATTGAAAATGGCTGGTTGACTAAAGATGATATTTGGGCCGCAGTAAAAGCTTTTCGTCTCTATGAAAAAGGTGCTGATATGGATGATCTAAATGAGATGTTCAGCGCTATTGAAAAGAAGTTTGGAGCTTCTAATGTTTAAACCTGTTAATAGATATCTGTTAATCGAGAGGGCTGAAGAACCAGAGAAAGAAGACTCTTGTATTTTAGTTCCCGATGATTATAAAATCGCTAAAAAATCTGCCCATGGGGTGTATAATGTAATTGATGCATCGGATGATTGCGAAAAGCTTTTAGACTGCAAGAATAAGAAGATTGTTGTAGATGAAACAATGGTACAAGAAATAGTATTAAACAAAGAAACTTACTATTTAGTATTAGAAAACTATGTTTATGGAGTCCATATAGTATAGTAAACACGGGGGAAAAAAATGAATGGAGAAATTATCAAAAGGTGAACTTTATCAATTAGTGAGAGATGCCATGGCTGAAAAAGATCTCATTAAAGAAATGAGTTCTTATAACAGAGTAAGGCACCACATTGAAGGCGGCAATCCATTTGTTATTATGTCTTCAGATCGTCATGAGAGAAGCGGAGCTGAAAATAGGCAAGCGTATAAACAGCTAAAACAAGAATTTGCTGCAGCCGGCTTTCCCTTTACTGAGTTAAAGGGCGGCTTTAAGGAAACCACTAAGGCAGAAACTGATCCTGAAACGGGTGAAGAAGTCGAAGTTGAGTTAGAGGAGCCGGTCCATGTTACAGAAAATAGTATTTTAGTTACCTCTCATGCTCGTGGAGAAAACGCAGAGAGCCAGAGCGCCGAAGATTTATTTGATTTTGCAGCACAGATGTCTCAAAAATATAACCAAGAGGCATTTATATTTGGAGAGGCTGCGACCACTGCGCGTGGAGATCAAGTAAAAGTCATCAATGCCTATGGCAAAGATGGTAGCCAAATACAAGATTCTTGGGCCGGCCCTTGGACTAGCGTGGAAACAGTTACTAAAGATGCTGATTTTTGGTCCAGAGCTAGCGGGAAACACTTCCAGTTAAAGGAGTCTAAAAAGACTTCTCAGCCAAAATCATGGTTTGAGGCGATGAAAAAAAGCAAACAAGGGATGACGTGGTAAAAAATTATAATCGCAAGATTGAATTGTTCGATGACAAAATTGGGTTTGTTGAATATGTGTCACATATGGGAACGGACCTCACAATTGTGAATTCAGCGCGCGTAAGTTTTGGAAAGCAAGTGGAAGAGTTGCACGATCGCGATAAGAAATTAATCAAATATTTGATTAAGCATGGACACACTTCGACTTTAGAACACAACGTAGTTACATTGCGTTTTATGGTACCTCTGTTTATTAGGTCGCAACACCACCGTCATCGCACTTGGTCTTATAATGAAATTAGTAGAAGATATACCGATTTTAATTTAGAGTTTTATGAGCCGCACCAGTTTAGAAAACAGAGTGAGTCCAACAGACAAGCATCGACTAATTCGTTATTTGATCCGCTCATTAAGATCGGCCACAGTATAGAGGGAACATCGGCTAGTTATCTGGTTTCGAAACACAACAAACAGAGTGTTACCTTATACGATAAACTAATAAAACATGGTATTTGCCGGGAACAAGCCAGGGGAGTTTTACCTCAAAATTTATATACAGAATATTATGGCACTTGCAATTTAAATAACCTATTTAAATTCATAAGATTACGTACACATTCAGGCGCACAATGGGAAATACAAAAAGTAGCGAAAGCTTGTTTAACTATAGCAGAAGATCTGTTTCCAGTGAGTGTCGCGGCCCACAAGGAAGTAGTAGTCGAGGAGAAAAGGTAATGGTAAAATATTTGATAATTATGTTGATTTTGATGGGATTGCCAGTCGCATCATATGCTGGATCCACAAACAAAAAATATGATAAAATCGTGGCGGAGTGGAGCAGTCATCTTACAAAGCAGCGCAACGCAATTCATAGCATTTATGAGCATGGAAAAAAGAAATGTAACCCGGTGGCCACCGGCAGTACAGGCGCCATCAAAAATGGGTGTTATTCTTTGATCTTGGAGGAGTGGGAACTCGGCCTTAAAAAAATTGACACCAAATACTCTAAAATGTTCAAAATTTTTGCAAAAAATAAAGTTCGATAATTTTTTAATAAAACAATGGAGTTATAAATGTATCTTGATATTTCAAGAGAAGAGCTATTTGCGCTCAGAACTCAGCTAGCGAAAAAATTAAAATATTTTTCCTCTCGCCCGGCTGAGTGGGCCTTCTGGAAAAAAACAGAAAACTTAGATGAGTTACATGAAATCTTTAAAAGGATAGATAAGCGCCTACAGGAAAGCGTTGCTGATTAAGCTCCCACAACGCCATTTGAATAAGGTGGTGGTGGGGGGTAGTTTAGCGGCTCTCCTTTATTCTTATGAAAACAATATTCCTTTAATAATAAACAAAGTCCAGAAGCCGCATGGCTTTGAAAAAGAAGGGTGGCTCTCCCGCGCTGAGAACAATTTATATAAATGGCATAATTTATATTATTTACTTTCCAACGCGGGTTTAAATTTATTAGGCACAAAGGCGCAGAATGTGAGGATTAAAGAAAGTAACATAAGCGTCACCACAAAGGACGCTCGCGTAATTAAATTTAATTATAACAATATTATTTTATTTGATGATGAAAGCGTCGCAGGCCTCCCTCTCCCAACAAAAGAAAATAAAGATTTTGTAGTATTAGACTGGATTATATCTAAATCATGTCAGACGCATACACACACTTTTTGGGAGACTCAAGACGACTTCGTAAAAGAGGTTCATTTTTATCCATCCGATAGAATTGACGGCCACCATCCCAATAGAAAGGATATTGTGGCCGTCTCTTATTTACAGAAGGAACAGTTGGAGGATTTTGAATATTCTGACACGTATGCGAAATTTAAAGTTATGGCGATGATGAAGGAAGCCAGTATTGGAGGGAGAAAATGCGGTGGTAACAACCAATATGCTTTAAATTTAGAGGTTACAAAAAGAGAAATAATAAAAGCAGCTATGCACACCTACGAGAATACAGATAAGTTGGAGTTTAAATGATTGAAGGTGGCATTCAGCTTACAACCAGCTTTCATTTATCAGGTATCATTCCTGTGGCGGGACAGAAATTAGATTTTAATTTTCCATGGCATGATTGTTTGCAGCCGATCGGTGAAAATTATTTGGCTGTTGAAAGGGCAGTTTGGGAATGTGCTTGTGCAGGGTGCGAAACTATATGGATTGTTTGTCATGACGATATACAGCCTTTAATAAGACATCGCCTTGGGGACTTTGTACAAGATCCATTAAAATATGATTTACCAAGAAAGCGCGCCCCCAAACAATTTGAAAGAACGATACCAATTTATTACGTCCCCATCCACCCAAAGGATCGTGACAAAAGAGACTGTCTGGGGTGGAGTGTGCTTTATGGCGCCTTAACCTCGTATTGGCTAAGCAAAACTATAAGTAAGTGGGTGGTACCTGATAAATATTATGCAGCATTTCCATATGGAATTTATGACCCCACATTAGTAATACCTTATCGAAGTAAAATATCCAGCAAAAAAGATTTTCACGTTTCTTTTGATGGTAAGACAATAAAAAATAATGAATACTTAGGATTTACTTTTGATGCCGAAGATTTTAAAGAAGCTCGTAGAATTATTAGAAAAGAAGGGACGGGAGAGTTTGCAGATTACGATGCGCCAAAAAGGATTCCGAGAGAAGAAAGATGGTCAGCTAGATTTTTTGAGCTTGACAAAATATTTAAGTGTGTTAAGATGGAAGATACCAGATTGGAGATACCTTGGTATTACAATATAGGAAATTGGCAAGGATTGAAAACTTTTTTAGGAAGTGATTTTTCTCTTGACAGACCCGCTGGCGATGTGTTAGGATATCATGAGTGGAATATGATTGGAGTTGACAATGAAGAAGACAAGTAAAATACCTTTTGTTGGGTTACATGCTCATAGTGGGGTGGGATCACCGTTTGATGGACTTGGATACCCCCAAGAGCATATGAACTTTGCATATGAGAATGGCTGTGATGCGTTAGCTTTAACCGATCATGGAAATATGAATGGGATGGCATATCAGGTATTGCATGCTAAAAAGATGCAAGAGGAAGGTAAAAACTTTAAACCTATTTTTGGAGTAGAAGCATATTTTCTCCCGAGTCTTTCAGAATGGAAAGAAGAATACGAACGAGTAAAGGAAGATAAAAAGGCGAAACGCGGCTTAGATGATTCAAGATCTGCTACAACAATTGAGGATGAAGGCTCATCAAAAGCCACAGTTAAAAACATATTAAACAGGAGACGCCACTTAATCTTGTTGGCTCAAAATCAGATTGGGCTCACTAATATTTTCAAAATGGTCTCAAAATCTTTTTCTAAAGGGAGCTTTTATCGTTTCCCGCGTGTTGATTATAAGATGCTGAAAAAACATAATGAGGGTGTTATTGCAGCCAGTGCATGTTTGGGTGGTGTATATGCTGGAAATTATTGGGAAAATAGAGAAAATGGCCATGGCGCCGTTTTAGAGGCGATGAGAAAAACCACAGAAAAGATGATGGATATCTTTGGAGATAGGTGGTACGGAGAATTACAGTGGAATAACGTACCGGAACAACATGAACTGAATAACTTTATTATTCAAACTTCTGAAAAATATGGTTTTAGTTTAATATCTACAGCGGATAGTCATTATCCATCTCCACAGGCATGGAAAGACAGAGAATTATATAAGCGGTTAGGGTGGCTTGGAAAAGGGGGAATGCCATCATGGATGACTTCTGAACTTCCCATTGGTATTCAAGAAATTGGCTATGAGCTTTACCCAAAAAATGGCGATCAAATGTGGGAATCTTATAAGAAGTACTCTAAGGAATGTGGCGCCAGCTACGATGATGATCTTGTCCTCGCTTCAATTAAAGAAACACATAATATAGCGCACAATCGCATAGAGGCGTTTTTGCCAGATAGTACAGTAAGATTACCAGACTTTGTGGTACCACCGGGGTTTACTGCTCCGCAGACACTCTCTCAACTTTGTTTTGAAGGTCTTCACACTTTAGATTTGTATACCAACGATATATATACAACTCGCCTCAAAGAGGAGTTGGGGGTCATTGAAGAAAGAGGATTTAGTAAATATTTTCTCACAATGAAAGCAGTAGTTGACAAAGCAAATTCAGTACAATTAACAGGCCCGGGCCGAGGATCCGCCGCCGGCTCTTTGGTTGCATATGCATTGGGAATTACACAAATTGACCCTATCAAATACAATCTTCTTTTCTCGCGCTTTTTACGCAGAGATACTAAAGATTATCCCGATATTGATTATGATGTATCGGACCCAATGGAACTAAAGGAAATGTTGATTGAGGAATGGGGAGGAGATAAGGTTGTACCGATATCAAATTTTAACACTCTCCAATTGCGATCATTAATCAAAGATATTTCTAAGTTTTATCAGATTCCATTCACCGAAGTCAATGGAGTTACTGCTCGGATGCTGAAGGAAGCAACTCCCGTAGCCAAGAAAAAACATGGTATTAAATCTGGCGTTTACACCCCTACATTTGAAGAGGTGATGGAGTTTTCAGAATCACTTAAGAATTTTCTTAATAAATATCCGCATGTTGAAAATCATATTAATATTTTATATGGCCAAATGCGCTCCGTCTCTCGGCATGCAGGCGGCATTGTTATCGGAGAAGACTTAGATAAGTATATGCCTTTGATTAATAGCGGGGGCATAACTCAAACCCCTTGGTCCGAGGGGCAAAATGTACGGCACCTTGAACCAATGGGTTTTATTAAGTTTGATGTTCTTGGTCTTTCCACTCTTAAAATGATTGAAGGGGCGATTGGTCACATTTTAAAACGACATCATGGGGTTGAAAATCCCACATTTAAGGATATAAAAAAGTATTATGATGATAATTTACATCCTGAGAAAATAGACCTCCACGATCAGAAGGTTTATGAAAATATTTTTCATAAGGGAAAGTGGGCTGGGATATTCCAATTCACTGAAAATGGCGCTCAGAAATTTTGTAGGAAAGCAAAGCCTAGAAATATTATTGACGTTGCCGCCATTACTTCTATTTATCGACCGGGCCCACTTGGAGCAAATGTTGATAAGCTTTACGTAAGAGCGAAGAAAGCACCGGAAGATATTTCATATGAACATGATTATGTCAAAGACTTGACAGAAGAGACTTATGGCTTTCTTATTTTTCAAGAGCAAATTGCTCTTTTGGCCCACAAACTTGGTAAGGACTTAAGTTTGGATGAGGGCAATAAACTTCGTAAACTTCTCACAAAAAAGGGAACTGGAGCAGTCGAAGAGCAGAAAACTAAACTAAAACTTAAGTTTGTTGCAGGTTGCATAGAAAAGGGCTTAACTAAAAAATGGGCTAATGAAATGTGGCAAAAATTTGAGTTCTTTTCTGGATACGGCTTCAACAAGTCCCATGCTGTTTCTTACTCAGTCATTTCTTATCAGTGTGCATGGCTTTTTAATTATTATCCCGCAGAATGGATGGCTGCATTTTTAGACAAAGAGCCTGAAACTAGAAAAGAGAAAGCAATTAACTTGGCAAAGAAATTTAAATTTAAGGTGAAACCACTCGACATTAATAATTCTGGTATTGTTTGGGAAATTGATTCGGATAACAAAACCTTGATTCAACCCTTAACTTCATTAAAGGGGCTCGGAGATAAAGCAATTGAGCAGATTATTAATAATCGACCTTTTAATACTGCGGAAGAATTTCTTTTTAATGATAAAATCATATACAGCAAATTAAACAAGAAGGCGTTGGACGTTCTAGTCCGAAGCGGCGCCGTAAGTAACCTTGTTGACGATCGTTTTACTGGATTAAAACATTTTTGGTCTGCGGCAGTTGTTGATCGTCCAAAAAGTTTGAAGAAATTTGAAGAAAATATAGGATTGTATTCTCCGGAGGGCGATTTTAACGATGAAGAGAAAATTAATAATCTCGTCTCTCTTACTGGTATATTTCCTATGAATTTAGTTTTAGATAGTGCGGTCAAACAAAGACTGGCTTACTATAAAGTGCCCCCTATAGGGGACTGGGACAACGATTTGGGAGTAGCTTGGTTTATTCCAAGAGAAGTAATCCCAAAGAAAACAAAGAATGGTAAAACATATTGGATTCTTAAAGTGATTGATAACACTTCGACTGTCACTTCAATTAAGTGCTGGGGTGTTAATCCAGAACGGGATGAAATATATTTAAATCACCCCTATATGAGTAAACTTGATTATGATGAGCAGTGGGGGTTTAGTACTCGCTCAATTAAATATAACTTTAGGCTGTTAGCCTAATTAAGATAGGGAGATAAATGAGTTTTTCTAGAAAACTGCGTCGCAAGAGCGCAAATAAATTAAAAAAGAATGCTGAAAAAGAGATGGCAACAAAAATTGCACTTTTTGGGAAAATGGCTTCAAACTGTTTGACATGTGAAGAGCCTTTTGATAAAATGAACAAAGAGCATGTAATGTCTTGGAGCGTTGTTGTGCGTGAAAACGAAGAAAAAGTAAATCTCTATTGTCCAGAGTGCTGGGAAAGAGCAAAACTACTCATAGAAGACTTTAAAAAACATTTGGAGAAAAAAAATGATTCTTGAATATAGTAAAATTCGGCCTGATGTAGAGGATCCGTCCCGGGCAAATCCAAGCGACGCGGGAATGGATGTATATTACAGTCCCGCAAATGGGAGCGACGTTTGGATTGATCCTTCTTTTAGTGAACGTCTCCAAACTGGCTTAAAATTTGGCATTCCTCATGGCTATATGCTACAAGTCATGAACCGATCGAGCATCGCCGCTAAAAGAGATCTCGTCGTTGGCGCACATGTTGTTGATTCGGGGTACGATGGAGAAGTTTTTGTTGACTTGCATAATATAGGCAATATGACTCAAGTTATAAGCCCAGGTGATAAAATAGCACAGGTTGTTTTGGTGCCCGTTATTCCCTTCAGAATAAGTGAAGTGGATGAAGAAGACCTTTATGACGAGTATCCCATCGCGCTATCTGATCGCGGCAACGGCGCGCTTGGTAGCACCGATGACGATAAAGGCGACGATGATTACGATGATTATGAAGACGAAGACGAAGACGAAGACGAGGATTGGGAAGATGAAGAATAAAAACAGCGTCTTGGCGGGTCATGATTTTGGTTTTGGTACTACAGCTGAAAGGAGAAAAAGAATATGAGTAAGGAATCTAGAAGTTTGATGCAAGGTAGCGATGTATATGTAGGAAACGATGTGTATGTTGAGGGGGAAAAAAAGAAACCCTGTAAGGCGAAAAAAGGATGTAAAAAGTGCAATGACAAAAAAGTTGATCACCCGGCACACTATAACGTTGGCAAAATCGAAGTTATCGATGCCATTGAAGATTGGGAACTTGGTTTTAACGACGGAAATGCGATTAAATATATCGCGAGACATCAACGCAAGGGGGACCCCATTCAAGATATTGAAAAAGCTATTTGGTATCTTAAAAGACATTTAATAAACCTTAAGGAGGGAAGAAACAATGGATAACAAAACAACAGAATTAATGTTTTCATCAGGAAGGCTTAACTGGTCTACACCACAAGATTTTTTTGATAAATTAGACGGGGAACTAGGACCCTTTACGCTGGACGCATGCGCGTCGAAGGAAAATACTAAATGTGAAAAATATTATTCTTCAAAGGATGATAGTTTAAAACAAGATTGGTCTGAAAATATTGTTTTTTGTAATCCTCCTTACGGACGAGGAATTAAGTACTGGATTAAAAAAGGATATGAGGAGTCCTTAAAAAACAACACAAAAGTTGTTATGCTTATCCCATCTAGGACAGATACAAAGTACTGGCATGAGTATGTTATGAGGGCACAGGAAATTAGATTTGTGAAAGGAAGGCTAAAATTTGGTAATTCAAGTAATTCCGCACCCTTCCCTTCGGCTGTTGTGGTTTTTAATTCAGGGCCCTCACCTTCCATTTCGACAATGCAGAACAGAGGAGAACAATGATCCAACGAGGTTTTAGAGAAAGCTTATCTTTTGATGATGTTTTGCTCGTACCACAATATAGTGAAATTGAAAGTAGATCTCAGGTTGATATAAGTAGCAATTTAGATAATAATCTTAAATTTACCCTTCCAGTCATTTCCAGCCCGATGGATACAGTGACAGAGGAGGCCATGGCTATTGCAACACACACTGCCGGCGGTTTCGGCATTGTACATAGATATAATTCAATTAATGAACAAGCTGACATTGTTAAAAGAATTCGAGAGAAAAATTCTAGCATGCCAGTTGCCGTAGCCATCGGGGCTACTGGCGATTACATCGAGAGAGCCGAGAGAATGGTGCATCTTGGTGTGAAAATATTATGTGTCGACACAGCCCACGGGCACCATGTAGCAATGGAACGCGCTATCAAAACCTTAAAAGATAATTATGGGCAAAGGACACACATTATGGCTGGTAACGTCGCGACTTTGGAAGGATTTAATGCTCTCGCAGAGTGGGGAGCAGACAGTATTCGTGTCGGCATCGGCGGCGGTAGTATATGTTCCACTAGATTGGTTTCAGGCCATGGCGTCCCAACTCTACAAAGCATCGTAGAATGTGCCAGAACACCGTATTCAGCAAAAATTATTGCTGATGGCGGGATCAAAACAAGTGGAGACATTGTTAAGGCCCTGGCCGCAGGTGCAGATTTTGTTATGGTTGGGTCTTTATTCGCAGGGACAAAGGAGACACCGGGAAATGTTTTTACATCAAACAAAGGAAAGAAGTATAAAATCTACAGAGGAATGGCATCAACAAAAGCACAAGAAGACTGGAGGGGGAAATCTTCCACCCCGGAAGGAGTTTCAACTACAGTTACCTACAAAGGGAAGGTTGCTTCTATATTGGATAATCTTTTGGGCGGTATTAGGAGTGGATTTAGCTATTCTGGTGTGCGATCTTTGAAAGATCTACAAATTAAAGCTAAGTTTATTCGGCAAACCGCCGCTGGCCAAGTAGAAAGCTCTACTCATATTATGAGAAAATAAGATGTCTGAATATGGTTACGATAAAAAACAAATTTGTTTTGATAGTGTGGTAAAATTACACGCTGATCTTAAAATAAGGTTACACCACGATAACATAAAAATTAAAGAATTTTTTAATGAAGTAGTAAAAGCCTATGTTGAAAGAGACGAATACCTAACGGAGTTTGTGGAGAAACTAAAAGAAAAAAAGAAAATCTCTCAGAATATCAGAAACAAATCTTTGAAGTCACGTCAAAAACAAAAAGAAATTATTAATCAATTTGGTTTGAATAAAGATGAAATTGAAAATATATTTGATATAATAGAAAAGGAGAATTCAGAGTTATGAGAAAGTGTTTAGAAAAATGTGTTAAAAATAATATAAAATGTAAACAAAAAGAGTGTCGAGTGTGGATAGATTATGAAGTGGATATGAATTGTTCCCTCCTATCGGTACAGAAACACGGTGACTTAACATTAGAAGAAACAGCAAAGAGATTAAATTTAAGTATTGTGCGTGTAAAACAGTTACAGGACCGAGCCATACAAAAATTGCAAAAAAACAGACGTTTAAAGGTATTGTAACTATTTATTAAAGGAAACGCCAGAGGTGCTGGCACACGGATCATAACAAGGAGATTTTTCCAATGAGCAACAAAAAGAACTTACTAAAAGAAAACACAGTTCGGCGCTTTATGAAACTGGCCGGTACACAGGCTATCGGAAGTGGCTTTTTACAAGAGAATTATGAGGAGCTTACTGAGGCTCCCGAAGATGAACTTGAGGCTGAAGTCGGAGTCGAAGTCGAAGAAGAGTTGCCTGGTGAGCCAGAAGGCGTTGAACTAGAAGCAGAAGAAGAAGTTGAAGAAGAGCCGGAAGACGAAGGCTCTATTGAAGCGTTTGCACGAGATACTTTAGATGCAGTTGCGCGCGTTGCTGAAAAGCATGGCGTCGACATTGAAGTCGAAGAAGGTGAAGAGCCTGAAGAAGTAGAAGTCGGTGAAATGGAAGTTGAAGAAGGTGACCTGGAAGGGGAGCTTGGGCCTGGAGACGAAGAA